GGTAAACTTGGTAACGACCAGCTAATGTACCAACTCTTTCAATACCCATGTTGTATTGGTCTTGCTCAGGAGACGCATTAGATACGTGGAAGTATTCTAAATCGTCAAAGATGGCAGAAATTTCAGAAGATACAACAATCCAGTTAGCCCCACCTCTTAATGTAGATTTGTGGATTTGTGCTGAAATTTGGTTGATTGCTGTAATCAAAGTTTGATTCCAATCTTTTTGAGTGTATTGAGTTAATGGGTTAGCTGAAGTACCTCTTTTCCATCCGTTGTAATCCCAACGTAAGTTCCAAGCTGCACCTTTACGTAAGTCACGTAAAATTTCACGGTCAATTTCTGCTGCCACTTGCTCAGATAATAAAGCTGTTAATTCAGCTTCAGCATCGATGTTATGGAATGCAGAAACGTCTTGTGCCAATTCAGGAGACCATTGTGCTCTTAATTTTCTTTCTGTAACAGATACAGTAACTGACTCAAGGTCAAAAGAAACCTCACCAATTCTGTCTTCGAATTCTAACTCTTGGTATACTCTATAAGTACAAGTAAACTGACCTGTAGAAAGTGCTGTAACCGTTGTAGTTAAACCTGAATAACCGTCAATTGAGTTAGTACCGATAGCACATGGTGATTGTAAGTCAACTTCTAAATAGATAACACCGTTAGCATCACAAATGTTATCATAAGAACCACCATTACCCGTTGAAGGGAAAGATGTAGTTGTTTGAGTTCCGTATTGTACAATACCTTTACCGTATTTTTGAGTAACAACTCTAAATAACAAATCAGAAGTACCTGCTCCTGAGAATGCTCTTGTAGAAGAACCTCCACCAGTTAAAGCGTTAACTCTTAAATCAGATAAAAATGCTTCGTTATCCATTTCTTGTCCGTCAGGACCAATTAATTTTCCAGCTCCTGCGTTTGTAAATCCAGAAAGTACTAAAAGAACTTTTCTATACTCACCAGCCGCGTATGCTGATTCAACTAACTGACCACTACTCCAAGATACTGTAACAGCAGACTTAGTGATTGCTGAGTACATACCTTTTGAATAGTCAAACAAACCTGCCGGGTCTAAACCTGGTTCAGAACCTTCATAAAATCTGTCGTAAAGGTTTTTGTCATTTGCATTGTAACCCGCCAGTGCTTGAGCAACTGTTGGTCCGTTTTGAGACCCAATAGGTGGAAAATGTTCGTTAGAACCTGTCATGTAGCTTTGGATTTTAGGTACAAAGTAGAACAATTTACCAATAGGTAAGTTCATAGCTTGTACAGATACTAAATCGTTAGCCAACAATTTAGAGAATACACGTCTTACGATAGGGAAAACTACAGTTTCGAAAGAACCTGAGCTATCCGTAGAAGCCGCTTCATTGATTAGGTGAGATGCTTGGTTTTCATATAACTGTGCCATGTTCTCTTTTACGTGTCCTTTAAGACCGTCTAGGAATCCTAATTTATCCCATTTGTTGATTGTATCTTCTTTGATAACTTTAAGGTGTTTTAACCCGATGTTACCAACAAGACCTGATTCTAATAATGCTCCCATTTTATTTTTTTTTAATTTGAGTTTATTTATTGTTTTATTTAATTTTTCCCATCAAATCCTTCATTCTTAAGAATTGCGGATTTTCATAAGTTTTACTTTCAATCAAGTTAGATGCTGAACCATTTGAAGGTGTGTTAGTAAGTTTTCTTTGAACTGATTCAGTTACAATTTCATTACTATTATTTCCTCCTTCTAATTCAGATTTAATTGATTTGTAAAGTGACTTAGATTCTTTGATTGTTTCTACGTTATCAAATCTTCTAAGTATATTTATTTTTTCTTGTTTTGTTGTTGAGTGTTCAGTGAACAATCTAGTAGAATATGCCAAGTTTGAATTGAATACAGCAACTTCATTTAATTTATTTCTAAAGAAATCAAGAGCCTTTTTGTACTCTTCGTTTTTCTCTCTTAATAAATTAAGTTCTTTTTTAACTGATTCATTTCTTACTTGACTCGGTGCCGCAACACGGTCTCTTTCTGCTCTTCTTCTGTAAGTCATTGTTCTTGATGCTTCTGTAGTCTCACCACCCATATGGTCGTCTTCCATGTAGTCACCTTCCATGTAGTCACCTTCCATGTAGTCACCTTCCATACAGTCGCCTTCCATACAATCACCTTCCATATAGTCGGATTCTGTTTTCATATCATCAATCATTTCTTCATCCATCCATCCTTCTTCCATATATTCTTCATCCATTTCAGATTCAGTAACACCATGTTTAACTTTAGGATATTTGAATTTAGGACCCTTACCTTTTTTCTCAGATTTTATACCATCTTCCATGTCTTCATCAAAACCTTTGTTGTTAACAGTTGATTTTGATAAACCATTTCTCATTTTACCAAACCCAATTCCAACAGGTTTCATTGACTCACTTACTTCTAATTCGTAGATAGTTTCATCCATCTCATCGTAAGACTCGTCCATTTCGTCATAAGATTCATCCATTTCATCGTAAGACTCGTCCATTTCGTCATAAGATTCATCCATTTCAGAATTTGTCATATCACCTTCTTCTTCGAAGACTAATTCATAAATTACACTCTCGTCCATATTTTCCATAGGGTTGTTCATAGATAAATCTGAATCGTCACCTAAATCAATAAAATATTCATTGTTTGTGTTGTTATCAGTAAGGTGGATTTTATTATCATCTTTAACGACAATAATTCCATCCTCATCACCCATAGCTTTAAACACTTTCAATACTTCTCCAGCTTTAGCCTTTGTCATATCAAGAGGTGGTAATTCGTCTTCGTTATCAGTATCCGCCGGTGCATCCATCATAGTGACATCAAATTCACCACCTTCAGGATTAACATCCGCATCAACATCAATAGTCTCTTCACTGTCATCTGCAACTTCTGTGTCTGTTTCCACACCTACCACTTCTTCGGTGTCATCTTCTTCTTGTTCGCGTAAAGACTTTTTTGTTTTTGTGCCAAATAATGACTCTTTTACTAATTCACTGATTTCTTCCTTCATTGTAGAAGCAAGTATTCCTTTTGCGTTTTCGCTAATAGCTTCTTCGATAGACCTCATTTGTAATAAAGTTTTCTCTACTAAATTTTCGTTTTTTTCTAAACTCATTTTATAATGCAATGCGTTTTGCGTTTATTTTTATTAGATAAATATACCTTAGTTTGAAAAAGTTCTTATTTTAATGTAGATAGCCAAAAAAATTGGGCATAAAAAAAGGGGACATAAAGTCCCCTTACTTAATAATTTAAAAAAATTATTCAATAACTTCGTCAATTTTACTTTCAACGATTGCGGTAATTCTCCATTCCATTGAATACGTTTCGTAAACTTTCGTTACTTTTGCTTCGACATCTGTCGGTGAAAAACCTTTCACAAGTTTTTCTTCTCTCATTTTTTTAACCTTACCTGTGTTATCATCAACCATATCAGTTGTGATTTTTGCTACAAAATACTTTTCGTCCATAATAAATTTTTTACTTTCCTAAATAATCGGATAATCTTTTCATTAAGTCAACAGATTTTTCTAATCCACCTCCACTACTAACTGAAGTATTATCATTTTCTGCCAATTTTTCTTCGTATCTTGGTCTATCTTCTTTATTTAAGTATAGATATGCTCCAGGTGTGGATGGTGATGATACAAGGTCAAAACAAATTAGTTCAAAATCATCTTGTACTTCATTTTGGTCACCATTTTTAACTAAGGACCCAACACCACGAGAAGAAACTCCCATAGTAACACCTTGTCTCATCATGTTAGCTGCAACATCACCCTTAGATGATACAATACCTCTTTCATGGAAACCTGGCGTAGTTAATAATTTAATCTTACCCATCAATATGTTACCTTCCCACCACATCTCTGTAATAAGGTGGGATACCCTATCAAGGTCAATTAAAGAAGATTCAGGGTGATTTAACTCTGAAATCGACATACCACGTTTAATCGCGTCTTGGTATTTGTCAGATTCTCTTCTTAATATTTTTTCAGGGTATACTCTCCCATTTCTATTTGGAACTCCCCACTTTTGAAGAGTCGCATAAAATTCAAATGGTTTAGAATGTTCTAATTGTCCGTAAGATTCGCGTATAATGTTTTGGTTACGTGGTTCATTAGGATTAATAATCCCCGCATCCCACTCAACTAATATACCTTTACCTGTATCACTAGGTCCTAATATTTTCATAAGTTCTTTTAGAGATAAATATTAGCTTTCTTTGAATTCTACTACTTTTGTTTTACTAAGTGTAAAATGTTTATTTTGTTTAAGGTCGTCGTTGTATACACAATTAAGAATTTTTTTAATCTTGTCTCTTAAAATTGGGGATTTAAAGTCGTGTATATTATTATGTATGAATAGTGTAATTTCTATATTCATAAAACTTTTTTTATTTTTTTGTATTCCACTTGTTCTTAAATCTAAGTCAACTATTTGTTTTCTTTCAAAAGTTTGAGTGTCTACTACCTCTAATAATGTGTGTTGGATTTGTCTTTTTATTTCACCGACCAATCGGTTCCAATTCTCATCTAAAGTTAGAGGTTCAATCCAAGTCTGTAAAACTACGTAAATGGATTTTAAATTTTTTGAATCTACTGTTCCGTAAGAACACTTGGCATCATCAAAAATGTTTAATTTTGATGTTTTTCCTTTCTTCATCAATCATATCTTTCATGTTTATTTTTTATAAAAGTAAGTTATATAAATAGAATTGTCAAAATTGGGTTTTTATGTTATATTTATATTATTAAAGTAAAAAAAATATGATTATAATTAAAGTAAAAAATGCGTCTTCTATTGAACAAGCTCTAAAACAATATAAGTTTAAAGTTTATAAAACAAAACAAACTGAAAAGTTAAGAGAAAGACAAGAGTTTACAAAAAAATCAGTTAAGACAAGAAGTCAGGTTAATAAGGCAATTTACTTACAGAAAAAAAGAAATGAAATTTCTTAATTTTCTTCATCAGTAGTCTGTTCAGTTTTCTTTTCTTTCTGTATCTGATGTAGGATATATCCTGATATCCCAAATTCTATTGATGCCCACATTATAATATCGGTCATAGTTAAATCGGGATATTTCTTTAAAACAAAAAATACCATACCCCATTGTGCAATCATAAATGCAACTCCGGATTCAATCCTTTTTTTAGAAAAAAATGATGGTTTGTGAGAATATATTCTTATAAGTTCAGTAATACCCTTTTTTATGTTTCCCCAACCAAAAAAGTATTTTTTTGAACTCATAACCCTAAACTTAATTTTTTTAATTTGTATAAATCGTAATGTGTACAATTAGATTCGTTAACCTTATCGATAGTTTGACTAATCATTTTTTTGATGTCGTCTTCTTTTGATTCGTTTAATGAATTATTTAAGTTTGAAATAACAGATTCTTTTATAGTTTTGAATTCTGCGTTTAATTCATCTTTTGATAAATTTAATATAGAAGTAACTTCTTTTTGTTCTGACTCTGAAAGTGTACTGATTTCTTTTCCTAGTTCAGATTCAGCAACTTTAATCATTGTTGAAATTGGTAAGTTAATAGATTCATTAACTTTAGTTACTTTATTTTCAGAAATAATAGTATTAATAACTTTTTTCTTAGATTCTAAAACCGTCTCTAAATTTTTAATAGAATTACTATAAATGATAGTATCAATATCTTTATAGTTGTTTTGATATTCTGATGAAAAACTAGACAACCATTTATCAACTTTAGTTAAATTTTTATAATTGTTTTCAAGTAAAATTTGGCAATATTCAATTGACTCATTTACGTAATCATTTGCTAAATCTTTATCTAAACCCTTTTTTGTCGATAGGTCTTCGTAGATATAAAATATTTCACTTAAATCTTTATTCTCTAAAATATTAGATTTAAATCCAACCATAAATTTTTGGAAGTTACTTTTACCAAATAAATCTACTCCGGTTTTTTCTATCTTACTTTTTATTTCACCAAATTTTGTCATGTCTTTTTTACTATAAATATTACCTATTTAATAAATCTTTAAGTTTGTCGTCTATTTCGACAAGGGAATTTCTTCCTTTACCTAAATTCATAAAATCATTTTGACCAAATAAGTGTTCTTCAAGTAACAAATTTAAGTCATCTTTATTAAAAGATTCAGGAGTTACCTCACCACCAGCGGAATCTTCAGGTGCTCCACCCATATCAGGTACTCCACCCATATCAGGCGCCCCTCCCATATCAGGTGCTCCTCCAGCATCGCCTCCAGCTTCACCACCTTCTGCAGGCTTTTCACCTTCTTTTTTACCGTACAATTTATCAATATTATCAAATAGACCGGTTTTAGTAATAACCTCAGCGGTTTTACCTAATTCAGCAGATACCGCTCTTTCAACTCTTTGTTGTTGTATATCTAATCTTATTTCTTCATCAGAGAAACCTAAAATATGTTTCTTAGCCCAAGATGCCGACACAGGAGCAACTGAATTTGGTATTTCTGCAACTGCATCTTTATAAAGGGTTATTTTTTCTTTCCAAACTTCAATACCTAATAAATCGGATTGTTTAGATGGGTTAGTTAACGCTAATGTAAAGTTTGTTAATTCATCTTCAAAACCTAATAAGAATAAATGAATGATTGCAATTTTATTTAATTCTGCAATCATAGATTTTTGAATTCTGTTGATTGTTCTTGCAAATCTAATATCTAATAATGATAAGTTTTTACCATCACCAACAGCTTCTTCAAAACCTAAATACGCTTTAGGTATTCTTAATGCCGTCACAAGTTTCTTTTGGATGTATTCAATATCGGCGATTTCCGCTAAGTTTGTTCCACCCGGTAAAGTTTCTATTGGGTTTGTTGCCGCTGGGTCACGAACAGGAATAAAAAAGTCTTGGTCAACAGCCAACTGATTGTATCTCATATCAACATTACCTGTTGCTGGGTCAGAAATTTGGTCTCTTTTAAATTTACTTGCAACTCTTTGTACGTAAGCATCAACGTCTTTATCATCCATGTTACCAACAAATACTTTAAATACTCTTCTTTCAGGTGCTCTTGATACACGGTAGATTAACATCGCATCTTCAGATAACAAAAGTTGTTTCCAAATACGACGCGCTTTTTCTAACATAGAAGTACCATAAGGAAGTTTTCTATCATCACCTAAAATTCTAAAGTGACCAACCTCCCATGTATTAAATTCCATATTTTTTTCTTTCCAAGTAAACTTCAAAGCATCGTTCTCCATTTCTTGTGAATACTTATCGGGTTGGAACCTCATTCCTTTTTCTAACCTTTCGATTTGAATGTTTGGTAATTGTTGACAACCAACAATACC